TGCCCTGCCGGTCGACGGTCTGCGCGACCATGTTGCTGTCCGGGTGGTCCATGTAGAGCGGAGTGACGTTCGGGTCGAACACGTTGTCGAGCGTCTGCTGGATGGTCCAGTTGGCCGTGCCGGTCACGTCCACCTGAAGCGACACCTGGGGCCGCGCCATGTAGTCGATCGGAATGACGATGCTCTTGGCGCCCCCGGAGGCGTCGCTCAAGGTGTACGTGATCGGACGCATGGCTTAGCGCTCCACAGCCGCAAGGATGTAGTCGACAGTCAACGTCTTGGCGACGGCCTCACCGTTCTGGAGAGCGAAGCTCACCGTGCAGATCGTGTCGGGCAGGTAGCTGGACGAGGCGTCGAGCGTGCCCTTCACGGTGCCGTCTACCGCGTAGTAGACCTTGCTGACGCCGTCGTAGTACCAGGCCAGTTCGATGAACGTGTCGTTCGCCATCGTGGCAACCGCGGCAGCCGTCGTCGAACCGGTAGTGGCGTTCTTCCGGCAGAAGATGTCGACCGTAGCCGCGCCATCCGCCTTCAGGAAGTAGATGCCATCGGTGACATCGAGCGGCGTGGTGTCGACCACCTGGAGACCGAAGACGATGTCCGACTGCGTAGCGTCGCTGGTCTTGAACCGGCAACGGAACCACGCCTTCTTGCCCGCCGTGAAGCTGAAGCCCGCAGGGGTCTTCTGCAACGCAACGAGATCGTTGTCGGCTGCGGTGTTGGTGACAAGCAGCCAACCGCCGTCGCCGGCCGTCAGAGCCTGGGTGGCACCGGAATCGGTCTCGGTGACGACCCAGTCGCCTGCGACGTAGGTGTCGAAGTCGTTCCAGTAGAGATGCAGCCGCGACGGGTCATTCTGTAGGAAATCCGACATGATGTCGGTCTCGCTACGATTGACGACCCCGTTCGGGAACCGCGTGACAGTGTTTTCCATGACGATAAGCCCTCAGAGATGGGGTCATCTGAGGCGCTGGTCATATCCGCAGGCACATGTCTAGCAGGGATCGCTACGCTTGAGAAGGCCTGACACCTCCTCTTGGCGAAAAGCCCCCGCAGTTTCCTGCGGGGGCTTCTGCATGTGCGGATATGTCAGCGCCTTAGATCACAGACCGGCGGTGCCGTAGATGCCGCGGGGGTCGGTCCAGCCGAACGCGAAGCGCTCGGAGGCCTTGTACCGCATGCTGTCGGTGTCGAAGTCACCTTCCATCGACTTCTCGAGCTTGCGCCGCATGGCGAGCTTGAGACCTTCGGGCGCGTTGGTCGTAACGAACCACGAAGTCGTCGAGGTGACGCGCGAGATGATCGCCGCCTCGCTGTCCAGCATCCCCATCGACTTGACGGGGTTGATGTCGTTGTTGGCGGTGCCGGCGCGCAGCACGCTCTTGAGCAGAACCTCTGCCTGGAACATGTTGCTCGGTCCGGTGACGATCTGCTTCGGGCGAAGGTTGATCTTCTTGCCGTTGGCGTCGGTCGCGTTCCGGATCTGGATGAGCAACTGCTCCAGCGACGTCTGCGACAGGTTCGCCGCAGTCGTGAGCTGATTGGAGTAGGTGCCCGTCACCATCGGGTGCGAGGCGTTGACCAGCGACACGCCGTCGCCGCCAGTGTAGGACGAATTGAAGGCGCGGTTGAGGAGGTTGGCCCCCAGCAGTTCCTTCGTTTCGACCAGCGACTGCGCGAGATTGCGCGACATGATCTGCCCGATCCGGATGTGGTCGCCGTCCTCGACGAGTACCTTCGTCAGCGCGAATGCAAGGCCGTAGACCTTGTAGACGTAGCGCTGGACGAACAGTTCACCGCCCGACTGGTAGGTGAACGCGGTGCCGTCCGGAACCTCGGGGGCAGCCCCGAAGCCGTAGAGCACAGGCTCTTCGTGGTAGGCGCGCGCGATTCCAGAGAATTCGCGAGCGAACTGGGACCATTCGTCTTCCCGCTGGTCGTAGACGCCGTCGAACTCCTCGTTGAGGATCGGCGCGACGATATCGCGGAAATCGGTTGAGCGCATAGGAGATGCCATTGTCAGTGTCCTCCCTAGACCGCGGCCACGTCAGCGACAAACTGGTGTTCGCTGATCTGGACCTGGGCAATGACGTAGGTGTCGCCCCAAGCGTTGTCGACGTAGTTCGCCTTGTTGATCAGGCGCAGGCTGGCGTTGGCGGCGCTCGAAGCGACGTCCAGCATGAGCTGCGACAGACCCGTGGTGGTCGAACCGGCGGTGATGGTGGTGAAATCGAACTGCTCGCCGATGTCAGCAACAGTCAGCGCGGCGTTCGACTGGATCTCGTAGGTGATCAGCGGATCTTCCGTCGTGTAGACGACGATATCCGTGGCCGCCGTGTTCGCGATCCACTGGTTGGAGTAAATGCGCTTGCCGAGGGTGTCGGTGTACTCGACGCCCTGGAAAGTGCCGATGAAGCGATCACCGATGGCCGCAGCCTCGATGTAACCGCTGGTGCCGATCTTGATCGGCTGGTTCTGAAGAATGCCGGACGTGTAGCCGGTGACGATGCTGTACGCAGAGGGGCGAACAACGCCCGACTGGTGCAGCGCCGGACGCAGGCCGAACGGCGCAGAAGTCGAAGACATGGCTTTTAACCCTGTAAACGAGTTGCGAAGAACCCGTTCCGTTGGGCTGCGTCGCTAGACGAAATCCTCGGGGACGGGCGCGGAATCACGCCGCAGTTCCTGCAAGCCGTCGATGCCGTCGCCTACGTCGGTCGTGATGCGTCCGCCCTCGCGCTCAGCCTCGTCCTTGAACCCGTCGATACGCGCGTTGAGCGCGGCGACGGCTTCCTTCGGCTGTTCGTGGTGGGAGATGCGCATGTAGCCCCGGTAAAGGCGCTCGGAAATCTTCGCGGCCACCATCTCGTTGACACCGATGCAACCGGCGTACTCGCCGGTCTTGATCGAGATGTGATCGAATCCCGGCACCTCCTCGGCACGAATGAGTTCGTAGCCAAGGCGCATGCGCTTGTGGATCGTATCGCCACCCTGATAGTTCGTGGTCAACCAGCAGCAATGGTAGCCGGGAATCTCCGGCAGATTGGGAAGTGCGTCGTTGTAGAGTTCGCGGCGGAACATATCCAGTCGCTCGTCGTCGGTAAGCGTGCGATCCTCGGTAAGACGTCGGTCTTCCGCGGCACGCGATCCACGCGCAACACTGAGGTCCTTGCGAATGCGGTCGTCGGTTCGATCAGCCATTTTTCACCCCCGTTAACGAGCAGAAGCCTGGCGGCTCTGTTCCGCGTACCGCTTGAGCACTCGGTTCCGTTTGACCGGATCATCCCAGTACCCTGCGTCGATCATAGCCTGCTTCTGCTCCGGTGTCACGTATATCTGCCGTTTGCCGTCGCCGCCCACGGTTTCGCGTGTCATGCCGGTCGGCGGAGCCTTGCGGCGCGGCGCGGCCTGCTGCCGCTTTGCGCTGCCCGTATCGTCGAAATCATCATCATCGTCATCCTGCCGCTGGGCGCTGAAATAGGCGTTGGTACGGCGCGTCAGCTCGCGCCAGTAGTCCTGCGTCCGGGGATCGTAGCCAGCAGCCGCGACCTGCGCGTCGATGGTCCTGACAATCTGGCTGTCCGCGTTCTTGCCGTCGTACCAGTCGGCGTTGGCGTCGAGCCAGTCGCGCTTGTTGCGCTCGACCAGCGGGTCGACGGCCGGCGTACTGGACACTTGCTCGCGCGCAGTGGACACCTGCGTCTTGACGCCTTCGAGTTGCTGCATCCGCGCATTGGCGGCATCCCGGATGCGCAGCGCCTGACGCGCGTCCTCGCCGTTGCCGGCGTCGAGCGCCTTGCCGAATATCTCGTCGGCCATGTCGTACTGACGCCGCGCCTCGGCGATCTGCTGCTCGATGCTGCTCTCGCTGTGCGCGTAGGACGCGCCTTCGAGTTGCTGCACCTTCTGCGACAGCGCCGATATCTGCGACAGCAGGAAGTCCTCGCGCTGACGCCGCTCGTCCTGCGCGCGGCGACGACGCTCCTTCTGCTTCAGGCGCTTTTTCTTGGACAACGACATGCTGTCGCCATCCGCGCCGTCGTCATCATCGGCGCCATCGTCGAGCGCCAGACGACGATCGTCTTCCTCGCCGTCGTCATCGTCGGCCCCGGCACCCGACGCCTGCTTGCCGGTCTGGTCCTTGTCGTCATCTTCCGGAGGAGTTTCGAGGATCTCGAACTCCTCGATATCGTCGGTCTTCTGTTCGTCGGCCATTTTTCGCCCCCTCTACCTTCAGATGAATGCCTTGACCGCCAGTGGATCGCCTGTGACCTTAGCGATCAGGTCGGTGTCGCGGAACAGGATGAAGATGACCTCGATCCCGTCGCCGTCGGTTACGCTGAAGCGGTCGCCGCCGTACTTCGGCACGCGGACGAACTCGCCTTCACTGACCCACGCCCCTTCGGGCCATGGCGTCAGGTCGTCGATCTTGCGGAAAGCGACCGGGCCTACCGCGCGCACTACCGCGACCTGCGTATTCCACGTCTCGGTCTCGCGGGTCTCGCTCGGCAGGATGATGCCGCCCGAGGTCTTCGCCTTGGGCTTGCGCAACTGCACGAGAACGCGCTGCCCGAGCGGCACAATGCCGGGGTCGATCAGCGGAAATGCTTCGGCGATGCCGCCCTCGTAGTGAAAACTGACCTTGTTGAACGAATAATCCAGTTCCGACATTGCACCCTTACCTGCCGCGCTCCGCGCGATCCTCGTCGTCCAGCAGCCTTTGCAGAATTGCTTCCGCCTGTTCGAGGCCGCGATACATGCCAATCTGGACGCCGAGCGCGAAGACATCGCCGGTGGTGAGACGCATGGTCTCGTTCGCCACCTTCTGTTGCGCTGTCTTCAGCTCGGCGACCAGAAGTTTCTCGATCACTTGCTGTTGCCGTTCCCCGGACGCGGCTTGCCGGTGGCGGCCATCCGCTTGTGCTGGTTCACGGCGTCCTCGGCGTAAGGACCAGGCTTCACGCCGCTACCGGGCTTCTCTGCCATCTGCTTTCTCCTCAGTGTCCCGGATTGGGTCCGGAGCCCTTGCCGGACGAAACGGCTACCCGCTCGCCCGAATTTATCTCGGCTGCCGCGATGGTGGCAGCCGTCGCATTGTCCTCGGCGTTGATCCGCAGCCGGGCCTCCAGATCGGCCATCTTGCGCCGGTCCTCGCCGGCCTGGCGCATCTGCTCGACCTGGATGTCGTTCTGGTTGTCCGCCGCGTTGGCCTGCTGCGCCTGCTGGATCTTCTGCGCGGCAAGCTCGACCTTGGGGTCGAGCGGTGGCTTGGGCGCATACTGTGCAAGCACCTGCTGCGCCTGCTGGATGATGGCCGGGAACTGCTCGAATTGCGTCTGGCCCTGCTGCACGACGATCTGCGTCGCTTCCGCCAGCATGCGGTCCAGCGCACGTCTGCTCTCGTGGTCGTCCTTGATGTCCTTCATCTGCTCGCCGAGATCGCGGCCGATGACCGCGCTGGCCTTCCTGAAGACTTCCGAAGCGTACCACCAGCTTATGTGTTCGTTAATGTGGCCGAGCATGATCGGCAGGAAAACCGGAGCGGACATCGGGCTCTGACCGAACACCGGGCTCATCATGTAGGAAACGTGCGTCTGGATGTGGGCGAGATGGTCCTGCTCCGGGAACGCGGTGATGGCCCGCCCGACGGACGCCGCGACGTTCTCGTTGACCGCGTTCTGCTCCTTGGGCTGCACCGCCGGCAGGAGCATGTTGGTCGCGTTGGGTATCTTGAGCGTCGAGAGAATGAATTCCTCGACCTTGCGCGCGTCGTACAGGTCGGGGCGCTCGGCGGCGCGCTGGCCGATGGCCTGGCCCTGCATGACGCGCTGCGTCTCGGAGAAAATGTTGGGATCGCTGACCGGCACGACGTCCATCGCGCCCTCGAAGTCGGCCCGCGTCGCCAGCTCCTCGCCGAGCTCGCTCTCGATCTTCTCGTCGTCGAGATACATGCCGTTGAGCCGGTGCAGGATGGCCAGCATCCGCTGCATGGCATCGTGCAGCCGCCCGTGGATGGCGCGGTAGACCACCATCGCCTGTTCGAGACGAGCGAGCGTCGTGCCGACCGGGACGTCGGCACGCTGCTCTGCCATGTCCTCGAACGTGGTCCGGACGACACCCTGCGCCGCATCGACGATGAAGCCGAGCAACTGGAACAGCGTGCCGGACGGCGGGTTGTACGGCATCGGCATGAACAGCTTGCGGATGTCGTCGTTGACGAGGCCGCCGTCGATCTCGACGATCTCGCCGGGATTCGGCGCGACGTCCTGACCGCCGCGCGTGACGCCTTTCAGCTTCATGCCGGACGGCGTGTTCTGGATGTGCGCGGCATCGAGCAGCGCCCGCAGGGCACCTGTCGCGGCGCCGCTGAGTCCGCCGATCATGTGCGGCAGGCCGATGGGGTACGCGCCGCGCCACGGCACGAACGGGAACTCGACGAACCATTGCAGTTCCTCGCGGCTCTCGTCGAGTTCGTCCCAGTTGCGGTAGATCGACAGGACCTTGCCCGATGTCTTGTCGATGGAGATGATGTAGGGCGCGAGGCCGTCGTCCTCTCCGTCGTCGATGAAGTCGCCTTCGCGGCCCTTGACGTTACGGGTCAGCGAGCACAGCGCGAAGACCTCGTAGACCTCGCGCAGCCCGTCCTCGTTGTAGCTGCTGTCCTCGCGTCCCTCGATCCTGTCATTGGCTTGCGCCGCGTCGGTCTGCTCGGGGGTCAGCGACACCGCGCTGAGCGAGACATCGCGGTACTCGCCGGAAGCAACCCGCTGCTCGAAGTCGACGCGGGTGAGGTACTGGACGTGGGTCTTGCGCTGCGCCGAGTAGAAGCTGGACGCGGCATATGGCAGCAGCATGTCGTCGATGGCGACGAACAGGAAACTGGGACGATTGCGCGTCTCGTTCCACGACAGCTTGAGATACTGCGCGCCGCCCATCGGCACCTGCGTCAGCATCTGCTCGATCTCGCTGCGGGCCTCGGGGCACTGGACGGTCAACTGCCAATTCATCAGCGCGGTCTTGCGCTTGGCCTTGCGGACCTTCTCCGGGGATACGTCGCCGGGGATGGCGTCCTTGACCGGCCCCTCGGCGGGGAACAGTTCGCGAATGGCGCGAGCGGCGAAGTCGACGGTCGACGACACCAGCATCGGGTGAACGACCCTTGTGGCGCCGACGAACTCCGCGCCGCCAGGCGCGTCGTCGCCGAGGCCGGTGCGCCGCAGCCCCTCGGCGTACTGCTCGTCGCGGCGCTTGCGCGACTGCCGGTCGCGCTGGATCAGGTCGATGAACTGCGTGGCGATGCGGTCAAGCTGTACCTCGTCCATGTCCTCGGCGAGGTTGGCGTAGAAGTCGTCGGTGCGCCGCTTGCCTTCGCCCAGGGTGACGACCGCGCCGCCGTCGTCGGTATCCTCGACGTCGGTCTCCTCGTCCTCTCCGAGTTCGATGTACTCGCCCTCGGCGATATCGTCTTCGTCGTCCATCAGTGCGCGGTCCCTGCTGCGAAGACCTTGGCGTATACCTCAGACAGAGCCGTTCGGATAGCGTGGTCGGTTCTGGCGAGGATGGCGGGGTCCGCTACGCCTGCCTGTGCCTTCACGGCGTCTACCAGCCCGCGCGCCTGTCCAAGCGCCCGCAACAGGTCCGTGTAGCGATCCATGCGGACGTAACCGCAGCGCTCCGGCTCCCCTTGGACGGG